TCTAAATCTTCTGTTTACCCTAACACCCCGTAGTATTCTTGTTCTCCTGGCTTTTCTCCTGTTGTTTGCCCGCTTCTGTCGAATGAATCTTCTTAATCGTTTTGCCTTTTTAGAGTTTGGTTTAATTGTAGCTTGCATAATTTATTATGCCCACCAAGGATTTTAATTCTTCAGTATCGAATTCTGCATTTATCTGTTGATTAATATATTCTAATTCATCCTTGGTATTAAATTCCTTCCTCTGATTGTATCTTGCTTGCATGTTCTCCCAGTAACTAGCATAAACCATGTCTTCAAAGTTCTCCCTATCTTTTATTCCTATTAGTTTTGCTAGTCGTTCATTCAATTGCTCTGTATATCCAAAGTCATAATTATATTCTCTTACCTTCTTTGCCTTCAATTTTTCATATGTATGTTGGTAGTAGTCTGTTGAAATGTTAGCATTGTTCATGATTCTGGCTGCTTCTGCTCTACATGCATATGCCATGATCATAAATATATCTATATCTGGATAATTGATTTCATAACTCACTGCTTGATCTACTAAATACTTCACACGCTGCCTTGCTGAGTAATTTTTGGTCTTGATTGCATATTTGGATAGAGTGAATAATTTCTTAGGATCACGTGTGAGTGTTATTCTTTCTGTAGTTGTGGGATCTACATACCATGCTCTAAGACTACAGAATTTGAAGGAATTTGGTCCTCCTATTTCCAAGAATTTACATATTTGTCCTAATCCCCCTTGTCTGTCATCTATATCTTCATATTTTCCTGTTGGCTTGGTGAGGAAATAGGTTTGATATATGGACTTGATGAAATCATCTGGTATTGTCTCGTTGTATAGTACTGAAAAATCATCACCCTTAGAAAACAAGACATAATCTTGGCCATATACCAATCCGGACATGTCATTAGCAAATTTATTGTATAATGCCATCCTAATTGTGTTTGCTAATGTTGTATCACAATCTCCGGAAAACACTGTGCCTAGGACTTTGTATGTGAGATAAGTTTTGGGTTTTCCATTGACGTGATACTTTACATCCATTGTCTTGTAGTGGAGTTGAGAGTATTTCAAAAAATCTTCCTTTGGTACATGATACACTTTATCTGCTACTCTCTTATATATATATCTATCTACGGCTTTCAATGTTACATCTTGTGAATTATCAAATGCTGATCCATCACCTTCCACTACTTTGGTAAAGCCCATGGCAAGATACCGATTTATGTCTTCAGCCATTTCAGTCAAGTTCTTGCCTCCACAGTAACCTGGTAGTTTGTGTGCTGCTAATTCTTCAAGTTGCCAGGTTATTGGTCCCATTGTATATTTTATTCTCTGTGGTATTGAGCAAACCATCCTGGGCTTACCATCTATAGGCTGCAATTCTGCTTTAACTATAGCTTCATAGTGTTCTGTCAATATTCTAGCTTTTTCTTCAGATGTGTATGTTATTTCAAATATAGGTGCTTTCTGGTAGTACAGCCTTATAGGATCAATGGCTCTCTGTTTCTGTGCTGGTAAATGTGAATACCATTGAGCTTCATTATATGAGAAATCATCTAAATCATCACCTAAGTATTTCTCAATTTGCTCTACTGCATAGTTGTAAAATTGCTTAGCAATTGCAGCGCTTGGTGCTGGTGCCGTCTTCATTTGTCGTTTAGCTGCTGCAAAAAGGGTTTGTTTATTTTTACCATACATCATTACTTCATCTTTGACATTGTCATGCTTACATCCTAATAATTTTTCAAACCCTATTTTCTTAGGTGCTTCATCTTTAATGGCACAAACAGGTATGTTATTTATTGTGTCCCCATAATATTGATATGATCTTGGCATAGTTTCATTGAATTCATAAACTTCTGGATGTACTGTTTGGGCCAACTGTTGCAAGTCTTTGTCATTTAGATGAATTAGTAATCGTGGGAATCCTCCAGCACTTGGTTCCTTTACAAAACGGTCTTCCTCCTCTATCAGTAAACCAAGTTTTGTGTATGTCTGAAGGATTGGGATGTCTTCATCAATAATTGCTGATTTAGGGATTTCTCTTAGGAATGGATGTAAATTCCTTCTCATGGATTTAAGATCATAAGCACATGCTGTGTTGTTGGGTGCTGCATGTTTTTCTATGTTATCTGATAAATATGTGAATTCACACAGTTGTCTTAGTGAGTAACTTTTGTTAGCGCTCTCACAATTAGCGCTTTCTGTACTGTGTGTCTCTTTTACACCCTTGGTGGGCAAGATTGAAAATCCTGAGCTGAGGTTGGTGCTCTTTGCTCTACTGTAATCTTTTCATGATAGAATAGGTGTTTCAAAGCTTTTACAATCTTCTGGTATGATGATATTTTCTTCAACTCATATTTTTCTATTTTGAATGCTCCTCCTTTTATTTGATTCAATGTAGTTGCCAAATCTGACTGGAGTAATGCGTCCATTTGAGTTTCTGCTTGTAATGATTGTCTGAGTACCTCAGCTAAAAGTGGTATGACTTGTTGTGGAATGGAATACTTGGGTGCTTGTTGGTTCACATAAGTGATTAATGATTTTAGAGATAATTTGTCGAAAGTAGTCATCATGCATATTTTATTTACTAACTTATTGACTAATATAGGATCTACCACTTCTTTTATTGCAGCAATGTATTCTGTAGTGTCTTCAACAGCTAGTCGTATTACGTTAATTGTGTTCTTAGTTGATTCTCTTCTTGTGAAATAGTATTTGCCATCTTTTAAAAATACTTCCTTTGGTAACATTTGTTCATATGGTATGCAGTTTGGGGCTTTCTTAGTAGGCTTCTTACTTTTGTAAATTTTTACTACATTTAAAGCAATATCCTTTATCCTTTGGTCATAATGTAATGTATCTCTCACCTCATTGATTATCATAAATGGACTCTGGTTTTGATCTATTCGCCTTGCTGACTCTCTAAGTACTGCGGTGATTTCTGGACCCATGTAACTTGGTAATATCAAATCGGTTTCTTTTGGTTGTTCAATCTTTAGTATTTTAAATCTAATATAGTATGTAGCACCGCAGTCATATCGCTCAATTGGGATCATTTTCAATATGAAGTTATTATGAGTTGCACATGTAATGAAATCTTCTTCCATATTTGCGTGTAAGTATTCCAAGTAGTCAAGTTTGTGGACATACATGGTATCATTTCCAGCCATCTTCATAAACATGGTACATTCACTTGCTAATGCTGTATCCTTATCAGTTGCTTGATTTGGCACTATTTGCATTTTCCCCTCTATTTTTGTTCCAAATTGTATAAAGTGCTCCTGTGTGTCTAAGTATTTGGGTACATGTGCAGTTCCAACCATTATAGTTCCTGCCATCATGTGTTCGGCTACATTGTATAAATCCTGTTTGCTCAAGTAGTATATTATATCAGTGAGATTAACTAAGGC